ACACCCAAGGGACGGGACCGTGGGCGACCAGTTTCCCCCAACATTCTCCACACCCCGTGTTGTAGAGGGTGCGCGAGCACTTGTCCGCGGGCGACGGGGTTTGTTGGTGTTTTCATTGCCACCATACCAATATATACCCCTATCACGAGAGGCAAAAATGGATCAAGATTTCGGTATCGCACTTGGCCTGGCGGGCGATATCCTCTGTATCCAGGTAGATCGCCATCAGCTTGTGGTGCCCACGAGCAAAATTGCGGAGTTTAAGGAAAAACTAATCAAGTTGATGGACGAGTGCATCTAAGTATGCATTGGCGCAATCTATCTTAGTATGATTATTCGGATGAGCGAATTACTAAACGAAACAAACTAGTGAGAATTAAATAAACGTGGCACGTGTCGGAGCACCATTGGGCAGCCGTAATGCAGCCAAGGGCAAAGAATGGTTGGAAGCCGTGAGATATGCTCTGAAACGCTATGAAACAGACGACATCAAGCGCGGTCATGCACTGAAGCGCATCGCGTTGAGGGTCGTAGAAGATGCCCTAGCAGGCAAGCCTGAAGCCTGGCGCGAGATATCAGAACGCCTGGACGGTAAGGTCTCCGCAGGAGATGGTGGCTCTCAGGTCCGTGTGCTCGTCCTACGTGGCAATACCGAAGCAATACCGATAGCTCCTATCGATGTAGAGTCTGTGCAGATAGACTCAGAATAGTCTGCGGTCACCCTCAATAGCATGTCATCGTGCTATGTGAAGTCATTAGGATCAATGGGTTACTGATTCATTTGACATAATGATCATTACGCGCACTACGCTGAGCAGGCAGTAACTTCCCATACTGGGGGAAAGAGACCCCGGGGGCTTTGCGGCAGGCGGGGGACGGCATTTGGGGACCCCCACGCCTAGCATCTCATCCGCCCACTTCCAGTTATGCCACTCGTGTATTAACAGGAGACATCATGAGCACGAAAGGCAGCTTGCGCTACGCCGAAGCTAAGTACGCCTCGGTTCATCTGTACCACGAGTGTTTAGACGACAAGGTGTACATGGAGATAACGCTCGGGTCCCATCTCGGCACGTTCTATCTCAGCCTGATTATTCGCATGCCGAGGCAGTTACCGCTCGTGTACTCACATGACACCTAAAGCGAAAGTAGGTAACACCCGCCGTTGTTCGCGATGGCGCAAGAATCACCCGAATAAGTACCGCGCCTACATGCGTGAGTACATGAAGGTCAGACGGGGTACCGCTCGTGTATTAACAGAACCGTTATAGGAGTCACCGTGGGTGACATCCGTCTTCCGTACAACTGGAAGCCCAGGTTCTACCAAGACCCACTTTGGAACTATCTCTCCAACGGAGGTAAACGGGCGGTCGTAAACTGGCACAGACGTTCGGGTAAGGACGACGTTTTTTTACATCACACCGCCTGCGCGGCTCATGAGCGAGTAGGGAATTACTGGTACATGCTTCCTGAATACTCTCAGGCCAGAAAGTCGATGTGGGACGCCGTAAATCCTCATTCTGGAAAACGACGGATCGATGAAGCCTTTCCCCAGGAGTTAAGAGCGACGACTCGGGATCACGAAATGATGATCCCGTTTAAAAATGGGTCCACGTTTCAGCTTGTAGGAAGTGACAATTTCAACTCGTTAATTGGCTCTCCTCCGGTGGGACTGATTTTCTCCGAATACGCGGTTTCCAACCCCCAGGCGTGGGGCTATCTACGGCCGATTTTGCTCGAAAACAAAGGTTGGGCGGGGTTCAACTCGACACCCCGTGGAAATAACCATTTCAAGGCGATTTGTAAGTATGCGGAGACCGCCAACGGCTGGTTTTACCAAAAGCTAACGGCCGACGACACGCATATTTTTACGACAGAGCAGTTGGCGGAGGAATTAGCAGAGCTTCAAGCCCTTCACGGGGATGATTACGGTAGAAGTCTCTGGCTTCAGGAGTATTACGGGAGCTTTGACGCAGCCATTCCAGGGTCGATTTTCGGTCCGTGGTTGGACAAGGCGCAAAATCAAGGTCGTATCTGTGAAGTCCCACATGATCCGAATTTTCCGGTGCATACGGGTTGGGACTTAGGACGGACTGATGCGACCGCGATCTGGTTTTTCCAGATGATCGCGATGTATATCAACGTCATCAACTACCATGAGTCGAATCTGAAGGACATCCCGTTTTACTGTGACCTACTTCGGGGAAAGTCTTGGAGCGACGACACTACTGACTTACGGGCGCTCAAAGAAAAAACGAAAAAGTACCAATACGGAACACATTGGCTACCCCACGACGCTAGACAGAGGACATTAGCGGCGGGTGGTAAGGCTATTCAACAGCAGATGATAGACCAGAAAGTCGGTCGAATAGCGATTGCAAGAAGGCTGGACCACGTAGACGGAATTCAGGGGGCGAGGGCGACGTTACCCCATTGTCGTTTCGACAAAGTGAATTGCGAGGACGGAATCGAAGTCCTCAGACATTACCACTATGAGTGGAACGCCGAAGATAAGATTTTCGCCAGCAACCCAGCCCACGATTGGGCGTCCCACGGGTCCTCAGCCTTTCGAACATTGTCCCTGTCCTGGAAACGTCCCAAAGAAAGAAGTTCCGAGGCGCCGATGATGGAGCGTATTTTGAACGGTTCTGTTAACAACCAGACCTTTGGCCAACTTAAAAACAAACACCTGCGGAAAATGAAAGATCGCAGAGAAGCGAGGATTTAATGCTGCCTTTCATGTACGACGCGCAGGACAAGATGCTGTACCAAGTCGCAGTTGTTTTAGTAAACGGTGCAACAGCTTTTACCGTCAGCGGTGGCCCGATTCAGATACTGGCTCTTGGTTGTGTGTGTATCACCGCTAACGATGCAACCGCATCTACTCTCCAGTACAGCGCCGACGGAACCGTCGGTGCCGCAACGACTATCACGGGAGCTTCAGCCTCTCTGGCGAATGCGGCTGCTGGATCGATCGTTGCGGCAGTCCCCGGGACGTTAGCGACCGCACCGGCTCTTTATGCTAATGGCGTCGGTATAGCAGGGACTGTAGGGATCATCGTCCCTGCGGGCATCATCACCGCGGTTGTAGGCGTCGGTTCAACCACTGGAACCTGGAGACACTTCATCCGCTACATACCATTGGCTTCCGGTGTCACGGTCACCTAATGAAGAAGAAGGACACCGCGGACACCGGTAAAAAGTCCAAGGAACCCGCGGAAGTCGTTACCTACTGGCTGAATGAAATCTCGGCCTCGAAAAAAAGAGAAAAGGATTGGCGTAAGGACGGGCAGAGAATTTATGAAATCTACGGTGGGGAAAAGTCGGAGACGACACCGTTTAACATTCTCTACTCGAACACTGAGACGCTACTCCCGGCCCTTTATTCAGCCGTTCCTAGACCCGTCGTTCAAAGACGCTTCAAGGACGACGATCCTTTGGGTAAAAGCGCGGCCGAAGCCGGTCAGCGGGTCTTAGAATTCCTCCTCGACACCAACGTTGAAGGCTATGAAACGTTCGACGAGGGAATGCAGAGCGCGGTTCTCGACGCCCTTCTACCTGGACGCGGTGTCACATGTATCAAATACGACGCCAAAACCGGAGATCTACCTCCACCCGAAGGCTCTCCCGATGGCACGGAATCGACGCCGTACAAGGAATCCGAGCTAGTCTGCTCGGATTCACGATTGTGGAACCGCGTTTACTTCGGCTACGCCAAAAAGTGGTCGAAGGTTCCTTGGATTGCATACGAGGAACATATTGACAAAGACGAAGCGACGCGGTTATTCGGTAAGGAAGTTGCAGGGAAAATCATCTACTCGTCGAACGAGGATGACGAGGAAGAAAAAAAATCGGACGACGATAAAAACAAAGGCGAAAGAAAAACTGCCCTTGTCTATCAAATATGGGACAAAGACGACGGCAAGAAAATCCGTTATATCAGCGTTGCCCATCCTGATGGATATTTGAAGGTCGATGATGATCCGTTGGAGCTGACCGGCTTTTTCAACTGTCCGAAGCCGTTGTCATTTTTGAAGAAGAATGATCTGGTCCCGGTCGCTGTTTATACTCTTTACGAGAACCAAGCGAAGGAACTTAACGAGCTGACGCGTCGTATCAGCAAAATCGCAAAGGCCATCAAAGCTCGCGGCATCTACGACAGCGAGATGGGCGACGATATCAAGAAGCTTTTCGAAGCCGACGATAACGAGTTAGTGCCGGCTGAAAAACCTTCGTCTATCGCTTCTGATAAAGGCATTCAAAACGCGATCTGGTTCGCGCCCGTCGAAGTGTTGATGACCGTCCTTGAGCGATTGTATGTCGCGCGGGAGAAATGCAAACAGGTTATCTACGAGATAACCGGTATCGCGGACATAATGCGCGGTGCCAGTGTGGCCTCCGAAACTCTAGGTGCCCAGAAAATAAAAGAATCGTGGGGCACGTTAAGGCTCAAACGTTTGCAAAAAGAAGTCCAACGGTATGCCAGAGACATCCTGCGCATGAAGTTGGAAATAGCGGCAACGAAGTTCAGCGAAAAAACTTGGGCGAAGATGACCGGCCTTCCGTTCATAACGACGGAAGAACGCCAGCAGTTGGAGTTCATCGCCCAAGCCGCTCAAATGTCGGGCCAGCCGTTAGACCCACAGACCCAGGCAAAACTTCAATCTCCGGTTTGGGGAAAGGTCCTCGAAGTCCTGCGTAACGATATGCAAAGAGCGTATCGCATCGATATCGAAACCAATTCGACCGTCGAACCCGAGGCCGTGGAGGAT